GGCTTCGCTCGCGCATCGTTCCAAGCCTCAACGGATTCGATGCCTGAAATAGATCCTGGAGCCACGAACAAGACTCACATTCCTATTGGTTTTGACTTCGGAGAAATATCGACCACGATTGCATCAGCAACGCTGGGGCAGACGCTCTACATGGGATGGACGGCGGCCTATATCCTGCCGCTCGAGTACGGACATTCGAAGCAAGCGCCACAAGGCTTTGCTCGATTGGCGGCGATGCAGTGGCCGTCGATTGTCTCAAGCGTTGTCACCGAGGCTAAATCTCGCGCCGGTTAATCGCCTAAGATCTCGTCCAAAATGTAATCGTCCGCGTCTCGTTGCGTTTTGAATCCGCTTGCTACTTTACCATAATAGCTCATCACAGACCAATGGCTGCGGGTGTCGTCCCAATACGAGTGATAATCGGAATCCCGCAGTGCGCGCTTACGATCTTCGTCACTTTGCTGCTCTGCAATCATCTGGTCTCGCTCCTAGTAATCAGCTTCATCATCGCGGAATTGAACAGCGCCAGCGCCTTGCGGGCCGCTTCAATCGCCGTGTTGCCTTCGACCGTCTCGGCTTGTTCCTCGCCCAGCGCCTCCCGCGCGGCGTACAGCCGATTATGCACCTCGATATCGGAAAGCTTGTCCGCCAATGGCCGAACCCATCGATGCAGCGATCGAAAAAGCGCTGCTGGATAAGGCCATAGCATTCGCCGCAGCGCAATCACCTGTTTTGAAAATATCGGTCGAAAATGGCCTTGGGCCGGACGGCAAGCACTTCCAGAAACCTCAGCCGTCCAAGACCGCGCAATGGCTGCGGGCGACGGTTTTGCCTGCTCCGGCGCTAACAACCGGCATCGCCTTTGATGCCTATGCCCAGCATTACGGCTTTCTGCAGATAGACGTAGTGCGGGGATTGGGCGGCGGCACGCTGCCGATGAAGCGCACGGTCGCGGCCATCCGGGCCTATTTCACGATGGGGCTGACACTGACGCAAGACACTTTTGACATTCAAATCCTGCCGCTCGTTCTTAAGCGCGTGGTGGGGCAGGGGCCGTTGATGGAGGATTCGCCCGGATGGGTGAAAATCCCGGTGAGCATTCCCTGGGTTTGTTTCGAAAAGCCGGCGTGACGGCCAAGTAATTTCACGACCCAACGGGGCGGCGATTTTGCCGTCCTTTTTTTATGAGCGAAAAGCGAAAGGATACAAGAGATGGCACTTCTCCCCGTTGCAGGTTTGAAAATCTATATCGGCTCGACTATGAGCGATTCGGCGACCGATTTCGTTGAGGCGGACTTCACAGGTGTAAACGCGTCGCCGGATTCCTGGGTCTTGATCGACGGCTGGGAACAGATGGGTCCGGTCGGCGATGCTGCGGCCGATATTGCGACGACGCTGATCAACCGTGGCCGCACCCTGCACCAGAAGGGAACTGCGGACGCACCCACGATGAGCAACGTGTTCAAGATTATCGCTGGCGATGCCGGACAGACTGCTCTTATTGCCGCAGGGCTTCCTTCGAACAAAAATAACTATACCTTCAGAATTGTCGGCAACGAATCCGGTACGCCGTCCAAGCTATACTTCCTCGGGCTCGTGATGGGCACGCCGGAAACCGGCGGGGCAGCGAATACCATCCGCAGCATGACCGGCAATATCCAGATCAACTCCAACGTCGTTCACGTGGCGGCTGCCTGATGACCGGCGAAGTTGAGATAAAACTGAATGGCAAGGTCGAGACGCTGCGCTCTTCATTGGGCGCAGCCAAGCGTGTGAGCGCCGCAGGCGGTTTCGTTCACGTCATCAACCGCGTTCAGGCGGCCGATCTGGAGTTCTACATACTTGTGGTTGCGGCCGGCTTGGGCAAGAAAAACTCGGAAGTGGAAGAAGCGGTCTATAGCACAGGACTTCCCGCACTTGGCGCCGATGTCATCAAGTTCGTGAACCTGCTCGCCAATGGCGGCAAGCCTTATGAGCCTGAAGTTTCGAGCGGTGTCACGACGGGGGAAGCCTAAGCCACGCGGATTATTTCGCGTGGCTGTTGAAGGTTGGGATGGGCTGGCTCGGCTGGACCGAAGAGCAGACCTTGGCGACCGATATGCAGTCGATCGAGGCTGCTTATCGGGGTCGGCATGAAATGCTGCGGTCACTGGCCGGGCGAGAAATAGCACCGGCAAAGATTGAAGCGGAGCAGGTGAGAACGATGACGCCTGAGCTGTTCATGGCGATGTTTGGCGGAAAGAAATAGATGGCCGGTGAGGATACTGTCGCAAGTCTGGGCTTTGAGGTTGACTCAAAGCCGCTTGACGACGCCAAGCAGAAGCTGAAGGATTTATCGACCGAGGCCGGCAATACTGGGCAGGCAGTCGATAAGTTCAATCAGAGCGCATCAAAGACCGGCGATGCGTTGAGCAAGGTTGCCGCGCCCGCCGGTGATCTTTCGAGCAAATTGAAGGACGGTGCTGCGGCGGCGACAGCCTACGCCGGGCCGCTCGGCGCGATTGAGGCGGCGGCCAAGCGATCAGGCGTGTCTGTCGGCGACATGGCCGCAAAGATTGCGGCTACGAACGCCGGCAACAATGCCACGATCAATTCGCTGACCGGGCTTTCAGCGGCTCTTGGAACGACAGGCGGAGCAGTCAGGGCGCTGGCCTCGGAGCATAGCTCCGGCAGCTCCGAGATGACGAAATATCGCGAGATCGTGCATTCGGTCGGTCCCGCATTGCAGGGCCTCGGGGTTCAATTATCGTCCCTGACACAATTCTCCTACGCGGCCCGCGCTGGACTTGGCGTGCTGGCGCTCGCGGTCGGCGGCGAATTGCTGGTCAAGCTTGGCCAGTCGCGCGACGAACTGGAGAAGATGGATTTTCGGCTGCAAGCGTTCGCGGGAGAAGGCAACGGCGGCAAGATAGGTGCCGATCTTAAGAAAGCGTCCGACGCCGCGGGCGTTATGCCATCGCAGATCGCGCCTGCCGTCGAATCCATCCTGCAACTGGAAAACGCGCTGTTGCACGCTAATCCGAGCGTGATTTATGCGCCGGGATATAACCCGTTTGATGGCATCACGAACGGGGCTGCCGGTGCCGTGCGCGCGGTGCAGACCGTTACCGAACAGTTCAAGCTGAACAAGCTTGACACCGCGGATGCGACAAAGGCTACCAACGAATTCTTCGCTTCGATCAAGACAAATTCCGGCCTGACAAAACAGGAGTTCGACAAACTCATTAACGAGGCACCGACGTTCGCCGCCGCCTTCGCCAAGGCATTCGGTGCCAACAGCCTCTATGATTTCCAGAACGCATTGCAAAAACTGCCGATCCCGTTGCAAGACGTTATGAAGACGCTTCTGAAGATGGGATCGACGACTGACGAGCAGTTTAAGCAGGCGCAGGCATCGTCCAAATCATTCGGCGATTCTGTTGACGCTCTGCAAAAGAGCTTCAAGGATATGTGGCTTGCCGTCAGCGGCGGCGATCAGCCGGTTGATACGTTATCCAAGGTCATCAAGGCATTCGCCGACAGTCTGGATCAAATCCGCCAAAATGCGCCTGAAATAAAACAGCAACTAGACTTGATGGGCGGCGCGGAAAGGGATTTCGCCGACAACTTTACGCGCGACGAGTCGAAAGTGTCGGGCTGGAATGTCAATGTCGTTGGGGCGGTCGGCAGCGTGCTGGCGACGCTTGGTCGCCTGCCCGGTGAAGGATTACAATCCATCACCAATTGGGCGAATGCCGCGATTGCTGAATTTCAGCGGATGGCGGCAGGCGCGATCAGCGCGGCACAGACCGCCGTTAGCGCGCTCGCAAACATCGGCAGTGGCGGACCCGGCACAGCGCTTTCGGGCAATACCGATGCGCTTGGCAATCCGACCAGCGGCAGCGTTGACGCATCTGGCAACCAAATCCAGCTCAGTGGTGTTGGCAGCGGTCAAGACAATAGTTCGTTTGACTTTGCCTCTGCAGTCGCAGATGGCACGCTGCCAGCATTCGCCACGGGCGGCCAGCTCACCGTTACCGGAAGCGGCGGCACGGATTCGCAGCTCGTGCAGTTCAAGGCAACGCCGGGCGAGGTGTTAACGGTCAGCACGCCTGACCAGATGGCGGCGCAGAACAGCAGCGCGTCCGGCATTCAGGGTTTGACGACCACGACGCAAGATCAATCGGCGGTTGGCGTTGTCTCTGCGACGCCAGATCCTGCGTCCATGGCAACCGTCAAGCAAATCACCGATGCCATCGATAATTCGACAATCGATATCACAAAGCAGGTTTCGATCGGCAGCGACAACATTGTCAACACGCTCAATAAGCTGATCGGCGGCGTGGCAGCGACCACAGTTAACCCGGCCACAGGTTTGCCGGTTGCGAGTGCATCCACTGGCTCTGTCGGGTCAAGTTCGGCGCTGACGAGAGGGTTAGGCGGCGCCAGCGCATCAGGTGGTGGCGGTGGGTTCAAGGTTGAGGGCGGCATCAATCCGGCCCAGGCCGAATACCAAAAACAGTCGCAAGCCATGAAAGCTGCAGATACCGCAAACAAGGCGGCGCAGGGAGGCAGCGGTGCAGATCCGATGTACATGGCCGGTTATGGCGCGGGCGTAAAGGGAGCATTTAGGTCGGGCGGGAAGACCGCCGGCATGTTTCCAAGTTCGGCTGGCATGTTTCCGTATACGGGTGGCGCAATGCCCGCGAACGGCCTCAGTCCTTTTCAGGATACGTCGTTTCCGGATCAGTCAATCTCTTCGCTGGTCTCTGATTTCTCCGGTGATACCAGCGACTTTAGCGGCTCGCTCTCCGATATCGGCGGCGGAACATCGGATTTCTTCGGCACCGATTCCAGTGGCTCCGGGACGTTCACCGGATCATTGTCGGATATCGGAACGACGGAAATTCCTTCTGACAGCGGCGGCCTAGAGGGCTTTGTTGATCCCAACAGTTACGGCTATTTCGCCACAGGAGGCCAATTCAAGGTCCGTGGCGACGGTGGAACCGATACCACCAAGGTGTCATTTCACGCCACCAAAGGCGAGACGGTCACGATTACGCCGAGCGGCGTGACCGCGCCTGCGATTGACGGCTTATCAAATATGTCGGCCGGAAACATACCGTCCGGCATCGCAATGCCTCAGGTAGGCTCGGCACCGTCGAGCGATGCTTCACAGGCTTCTAATTCTACAAATCAGACGATGACCAAGAACGTCATCATCAATGTGCAGGCTGGCATCCAGGCCGACAGCTTTATTAAATCCCGGGCGCAAATCGCGCGGGGAATCTAGATGGTTGCCCTTGTAAAGCTGTCCTATGAAATCGCTTCCGGCGCACAGGTCTCATACGATTTTGACGTTGCGGTAAATCCAAGCGAGGGAGATATCGCCGGCCGCATTGCGTTCCGTCCGGTCAAGCGGGAATACATGCTGTCGGTCAATCCGGCTCAATCGGATCAGATCGTCCACTCGGTAATGGCTTTGCGCGGCGCGCGATATACATTCGTGCTGCGTGATTATGCAGCCAATTATCAACTGACAAACGAGGTCATCCCGCACACCGGCACCGTAGCGCTGATCGGAAGGACATGGGCGCCGTCTCTAGCGATAGATACATCCAGCGGGCTTGAAACATCCGGCTCTCTGTCGGTCTTTGAGCGCATCTTGGTCCCCGATACCAAGCAGACGCCGTTCGTTGTCAAGGTAAACGGGTCAATACCGTCTCCGGCGTCCTGGACATTTTCGGACTTCGGAAAGATCAACATCCCCGGTTTGGTCGACGGGGATACCGTCACCGTGACCGGGCAATACTTAATGCCAGTCTGCTTCGTTGACGCGCCAAGCACGACCATCATCACGAACAGCAACGGCACGACGATCCATCGGTTTTCGGACATGCGACTTCGGCAGATATTCGAAAACGAGCTGATCAAGCTGGCGGCATGAGATCGCTTCCATCGTCGTTCGCTACAGCGGTCGAGCTTCCGGCGCTAGTCACCATTCAGCGCGGGCTGACTACACTGCGCTGGAATACATCGAGCCGGGACGTGACGATAGGCTCCGATACATGGTCTGCGGTTGCAGGAGCTATGGTCACCTCGATTTCGTTCATGTCGGACGGCACGCCCAACAATGC